GCTAAAGAGCCACTGTGCGGCGCCATAGTCCAGGCCGATTGGGCCACGCGGGCCGATGCGCCATTGGGTCTGGAGCCGGCTGAACATGGTCACCGCCTCCCAGTTCTCAGGCCACACCAGGAACGACCTAGTGCCGATCTCCTCCTCTGGCAGCTCGATGCCCCAATCCGATGCCGCAGCTGCCAGGTCGTCACCACTGCCCCCGCTCAGGAAATGCCTTGCGGCATCCTCAAGGTTTTTTTTCGCCCGCCGATGATTGAATCATTCCAGGCCTCGACAATCGCCGCGGCAAACGATGCCCGGGCGATCAGCTCCTGTTTCAGGCCTTCGCTGAACTCCACCGGCTGGCCGCCGCTAGTGATGCCGCTCCAGCCGGTCAGGATCTCATCGGCCAGCTGCATGTCGTCAATCATGCCCTCGACGGGTTCGCCGGCCGTGGCGGCAATCATCCGCTGGCGAATGGCTTCGTTGATCTCATCAATCCGCGGCTGGCTCAGGCGCCGGAAACGGCCGGTGAAAGTCTCGGCCTTGTTGGTGCGGTTAGACGGCTCGCCGAGCGTGACCGTCCATTCGTAGCTGTCGCCCTTGTCGATCTCAAACATGGTGCGTGGTGGTGATGGTTCAGAGTCGCCAGCCTGAGCCGCTGGACTCAGGTGAAAGCCAGGCTCAGCTCATCGCTGCTGCCGGCGGAGTGAAGCGCCACGAAGGGGATCTCCAGGCCGGCGATGCCGCGGATGTCGGCGGGCTTGGGTGGGCCGAAGTTCACCGTGGGCACGCTCACCGCCAGGCGGTTCCCGGCAACAGTGCCATGGGTGAAGCTGATGCCGCCGGTGGTGCCGGCAATGGCGAGCGCGTAAAAATCTTTCGTGCTCAGAGCGTCCGGCCGCTCGATGGTGATGGAGCCTTCCACCATTCGGTTGGTGATGCGTGCTTGCTTGGTGCAGCCGGCGTGGTCAAAGAACTCAACCTGGTTGCCCATCGACAGATTGAACGCAGACACGCAAGCCGACAGGCCGGCCACCGTCACCGTGGCGGTGTTGGTGGAATCGAACGCCACTGGGGCGGCTTGGTTGGTGTAGGTGGGGCTAGGGAAGGCCACATCTGTGGGGGCCTGATAGATGCCGGTCATGTTGAAGCTGAACTTCGGAATCTGGCCGGCATCAAAGCTGAGATCGAACGTGCCCCGAGCGCCCAGCCCTTGATGCTTGTTGCCGTCCCAGTTGTGATAGAGCTCGCAGCTGTCGGGCGTGGTGCTGATCGGTGCGTAGGTCACCGACGTGCTGGCCACGATGGTGGCGTTGAAGCCACAGGCCAGCAGGAGCGGGTCGTACTTCGGTGCGGTGCCAGCGACACCGGAGCCTGCGGCCTCCACATCGAATTGAAGCCCCATCTTGCGCATGGCGATGATGCGCGAGCGCACCCGGCCGAAGCTTGGATCAATGATCTCGCGCTCCAGGATGTCGCCATCCAATGGGGTGGGCTGCGGGTTCAGGACCAGGATTGCGTCAGTTCCGGCTGCGCTCGGGCTGACCCCGTAGCTCGTCTCCTTCTTCACCATCAAGATCTGGCGGCGAGTCAGGGCCATCGGTCGTTACCTCGGGGGATTCAGCTGGGGATTGGTTGACCCATTCGCCATCGACCAGCAGGAAGGTGCCGGCGGTGGTGGGCCTGGGGGGAAGATCAGCGGTCATGCCGTCAGATCGGAAAGGAGGGTCCGATACCTGACAGCGTAGGAACAGCTCAGGATTCCAATCTCTCCCGGCTCGGCTTTCCAGTCCCGAGCCTGCGGATAGATGTGAATCACACCCAAGCCGGTAAAGCTGGCGGCCATCAGGCGGCTGTGCATGTCCACCCGGATCGGATCGGCCAAGGTGCTGAGCGGCGAACCGCTGATCAGGATGTCAATGCTCACCGTCAGGTCGGTGTTCACCGGGCCAACGTCAGACACCTCGTCGGATTCGCTCAGCGGCTCCACCACGACGCACGGCATCTCTGATCTGGCCACCGCTTCCCAACGGTCCCGAAACACCCTTGAGCTGATGCCGGCCGTGGGGGCCAGAGCTGTGGCGATGGCCGCCAGGATCCGCTCAGACTTGCTCAGCGTCACGGCTTCACCTCCACGTCGCCAGCCTCAGGCCGCCGGCGCCGACCCAGGCCCAGCATCCGCCCAGCGGCAGGGATGGCGCCCTGGATAGGCGATGGCACCAGCACGCCGAGCGCCCAGTTCCAGCGGCTCTCGCAGGCCACCCAGGGCGATGGGGCACGGTATTCGCAGATGCCGATGTAGCCGGCCAGCAATGCAGCGGTGACCCAGTTCATGGCTTCACCTGCTGGTGCTCGACCGGAACGGTAAGCCTGAGCTGAAACATGGTCGCCAATGCCGGGATCCCCGCCGCCAGCACCAGGCCGATGCCGGCGATCTGGGCGAGCCGGGATTCCAGGGCGCGCTGGCGGCTAAACAGCGCGTCAAGATCCTTGGTGATCCTGGCTACGTCTTCCTTGCGCTCGGCCATGATTGAAAGGATGTTGTCGATCTTGGCGCCCAGCTCAGCCAGGCGAACGTAAATCTCGCGGTGGGATACGTCCTCTGGTGGCATAGCGGGTACGGGCGTTGCAGTCATTCTGCCGACGGCTGCAGGGAATAGGTCGGCACAAATCCGTAAGCGACAAGAAGCCCCACCAGCTCCTGCAGCTGTGCTTCCTGGGCGCTACTGCCCGCCAGCTCCATCAATCGCCAGATCGATTCCTGGATGTCGGCCTGGTTGGCGTTGCCGTTGATGGCGTCAAGCATCTCAACACGCAGCCTCACAGTGCGTAGCTCGATGCCTTCGTGGTATCGGGTCATTAACATCAACCCTTGCCAGGCTGCAGTGCCTTTGAATGCCGCCCAGAAACCAGCGTAGTTTGGTTCCATCAGTAGACACTCTCGACATATATCTTGTACACGTTTATGGACACGGTGCTAACTGTGACGTTTGCAGTGCCGTTGCTGGCTTGGCACTGTGGAGACATCATTGCCGTTGCGCCTGGAAGGTTTGCGGTTGTGCTGTTTGTGTAGGTAAATCCGTTGCTTACGTCGTCCAACCTGAAGAAAATAGTCCCACCGTTTGGAGCGCAATACATGCTGAACTCCAATACTGGGGAGTTGGTCACTAAGTCTGCTGTGGTGAGATTAATTGGTTGGGCGTTCCTGGTCGTACCGTCGTGGGTGACAAAGTTTAGCGCGCCGTATCCGGTCGATGGGTCGGTCGTAACATGCGAAAGCCCGCAATATGGGCCAGTTGGGGTATCAGTAGTGCATACAGTGTATGACGCTGAGACTCCTTGCAGTCCCGCAAACAGCCTTGTAGTTGAAGCCGGGATAGTAAGTCGTGATCGTGCAAAAAAGAAGAATCCTCCTGTATTGGCAACGTTGCCCCTGAAAAAACACCTTTCGGAGTCGGTGTTACATCGTGGTCCTAGCTGCTGATTTACCGTTGCGACGACGTTTGTGTAGCTAGTGCGCCGACCAGAACTGGCCACGTCCGTAGCTGCAGGCGTCGGGTGGGTAACTGTCCCGGTTGATATCCATGCCGTTTGAAAGCTGTTGGAGCCTGACCCTACCGTGCCGCTCTGGGGGTTGAACATCATGATGTTGTTGCTGAAGATTGACGGCTGCAACAACGTGGCGGCACCAGTCGGGCCACGCATAGCCAGCATGAATCTATTGGCCATATCGACCGGATATGGAATAACGCTTGACGGATCAGCCGCTGCCGGGGTGCTACCTGGGGTGGTTAGTTGAAGGTTGTTGGAGTTGATCTTTACGTTGGTTGCACCCGCAAAGGAGTAATAGCTGAGCGCGCTCCAGGCCGTGGCGCCATCGCCAATCTTCAGTTTCCCGGTATCAGTCTCAAATCCCCATTCACCCTGCAGCAGGACAGGGTTAGCTGCCGTCCAGTTCGCAGCCGTGTCGCGGCGGATAACAAAGCGGGCCGGGATCGTTTGGCTCATGCTCCACCACCGTCGTAGAGAGTGCCGGAGGCCAACGCAGCGCCACCGTCAAGGATGTAATCAATCGCTGGATCTGGGTCCATCTTCACCAGCGGCACCCGACAGAACGTGCCGTCGTCGAAACGCTGCGGCTGGGTTTCAGCCTTGTAGCCGGTGCCATCGACCGTGATCACAGAGCCATAGCCCAGGCTGCCGAAGGTGGCCGTGGGCACGGTCAGCAGCAGATCAATCACGGTGATCTCGCCGCCGAGGATGATCTCGCTGTTTTGCATCAAAAAGCCTTGCCCGGTGACAGCGCCAGCTACGACGCTGACGCTGCCCAGGCGGTCAAAGGCCACCCGATTGGCTGCCGCCGAAAGGGTGGCCCAGCCCATCAGAAGGAGCCGTTGAGGCGGACGTTGGCGGTTGCGTCGCCGTCGGCGCAGGTGGCGGTGAAGACGCCGATCAGCGTGTTGCTGGTGGAAACGGCGGTGACCAGCTTGGTGCTGGTGATGAAGTATGCCTTGGCGCCTTGCGAGCCGCCGGAGCTGGCAGCGGTGGACTTGGTGAGGGTGTAGACGCCTTTCAGCTGGAAGGCGCCTTCTTCGCCGCTGGTCAGGTCAGTGGAAGCGACGCCAAAGATGGAGCCAACGATCGCGCCGCCGCCGCTGGAGACGGCGTAAGGGGCGATGAGATTGAGGGATTCTCCCTCCTGGATGTAGTTCTTCACGGGGTTACCTCAGGGGTTGGATAGGAATGGGCCGGGATCACCGGCCCAGGATCATCCGGCTCAAGCGCCGGTGGAGCGGTAGAAGCCGCGGTGATCGGCCAGGGTGCAATAGAAGTCGTGGCGCACCAGCATCTCCACCCCATCGGGGTTGCGCTTCTCGGTGGTGGTGATCGTCGGGCCACCCTCGCCGGCCAGGTAGCCGAACTGGAGCATGCCGATCCGGTTGGGATTGGCAGCCAGGTAGTAGTAGGCCGTCGAGTCCGCAGAAAGGCGAGCCTCAACAATCAGCTCCATTCCACCAGCAAAGGGGTTGATGCCGGCCAGAGTGGACGGCGCGTAGCCAGTCGGGTACAGGAACTGAAGGGCGGCGGTGCGCAGCTCGGGGGGGACGATCAGGTACGAGGCCTGAACGTTCAGGCTGTTGCCGGCGGGATCGGTCTGCTTGCGCATCTTCGTCACGCCAGCATCAATGCCGGTAATGCCGATGACGCCGGTGCCGGTGTTGTTGTGATCAGCGTGGAAGAGCGCCTTGTTATCGAGGGTGACGGTGGCACCGCTCGCACCGCTGGTCAGCTGCTCCCACATCAGGTTGGATTCCAGGAGGGCACAGCCGGCACCCATCTTTGCGGGCACGCGATCCAGCGCAGACAGATCATCGTTGATCAGTGCCTGCCTGCTGATCATCAGGCCCTTGCCGTAGGTGCTGAGCTGATAGGTGGTCTTCCCATCGCTCATGGTGCCGAACTTGTATTCGCCATCCTCGAGCACCTTTTCAGGCACGATGCTGGCGTTCAGCTGCACCAGATAGTTCGGCTTGAAATCGGTGTTGTCCGATTGAATGGCCAGCGGGCGCCAGGTCTGCACCTCTTCTTCGTAGCCACGGGCAAGGGTCTTGTTTGCCGTATTGAGGAGAACGTTGGCCAGGTCGGAGGTTGTGTGGAATGCACGCTCGATGACCTCGCTGACGCTCATCAGGCGAACCTCAGAGCGGCTGAAGCCGCGCATGGTCTCCAGATACTCGGCGGCCATCTCGCGGATGCTCATCCGCTGGTACTGGCGGCCCAGGTCGGTGGGCTGCTTGACGGCGCGGCAGCGGGCGTCGATGCCCTCCTGGAAGCCACGCAGCAGGGTATCGCCTGCGTCGCGGGTCACTTCAACACGGGCAGGGTGGCCAGCGGTTGCGGGGGATTTGGTTTCGACCGCAACGCGAGCAGCGCGCACGACCTCAACCATCACGCCGGGGAGATCCTTCCCAGCGGTCGAGCGGATCAGATCCTGCACGGTGGTCTCGGGGAGGTCGGCGGCACCAGCGGCGCGGCGGATGTGAAGCTCACGGGCCACGTCATCAGGACCAGGCTCGACAGCCTGAGCAGAAGCGGGCGAAGGAGTGATGGTCGGTTCGATCACGGCAGCAGCCTCAGGGGTAGCGGTAGCAGCCGGGTCGCCCCCGGCCAGTTCAGTTGCAGTGGACATCGGGGGTTCCGTAGGGAGAGGGTCTGTTGCATCCACCGAGCGCATGACGCTCGCCGGATCCTGGCCAGCGATGACCAGCGAAACCGCTACCGGCTCCCAATCGGTGGCCCGATCGAACGGCTGCATTTCGCTGGCCCGCTGCCAGCCGTAGATCCGCGCGTAAACAGAAAACCGCGCGGACCCGCTCCTGAGGCGTGGGATAGCAATAGCCATCGCATCCTCTGGACCGTCAACCTGAACCGTTCCAATCAAGGCGTTGGAGCCATCATCGGCGCGGCCCAGGTCCATCGATGTAATCGCTCCCCAGCACGATGCTGAAGAGCGCTGGTGATCGATGTCGGTCGGCAGCGGGCGCATGGGCCAGCGGATTGCTGACCTCTCATGCACCAGTTGCACACCATCACCCACGTCTGCATCGGTTGAAATGATCACCGTTGCAGTTCTGCTCTCTTCATCCCATGAGGATGGAGAGGTCAGTGCCATCCGCTGACAGGCCCGATTGCCTGTTTCCAGTGGTGCAGCCGTGGCGGGGATAGAGTCTGGCATGGCTTTATGCTACCGAGCCCGAACTGATGCCCGGCTCTGGTATCCCTGACCCCGCCGGCCTGGCCTGCGTCACGCCGGAATCCGAGACGAGCTTGGCATCAACAGATAGGGCCAGGCCCTTGCTGCGGGCGTTGGCCAGATCCTGCGCCAGCTCTTCCAGGACCTGGGCAGGCACGTATCCCAGCGAGCGTTGCACCTCAGACAGACTGGTCAAGCCGCCGCGGATCGCCGCCACCAGCGCCGGGATCTCCTCGGACGGGTTGATCATCTCCCTGCGGGGAGGTGTCCAGAGCATCCGGCTGTTGACCCTGTTGGCCATGCCGGCCTGGATCACGGCAGTGGCAAACCACTGCGAAACAGGATCAAGGAATTGCGGGATGGCAATGTTCCAGCGCCAGTGGCCCACGTTCCGATGAAACTCCAACCAGCCCATCCGGCCGCTGGAGAAGTTGACCTCAGACAGGATTCCGGTCAGCGCTTCAAACGTGATCCCATAACCGGCCGCCACTGAATGCAGGTGGTGGCGCTGCATCTCGATGAAGTTGCCTGCCGTAGGTGGGCTGCTGAACTGCACCGACTTGCCAGGGGGCAGCACTTCAATCGCGCCAGGCTCCAGCTTCTCAAACAGGGTTGGAATTGAGGCGTCTGGGTTGGCCGCGTCAGGCAGCACCGATTCAGGGTCGGAATCAGTGACAAACGCCGTGAAGCAACACGCCAGCTTGTCGAGCATCATGCGGGCCTGAGCGTGGTCTCCGATGTCCCGCAGAGTCAGCAGCGACGATGCCCCCCATGGGACGCCGGTTGCCTGCCCTGGCCGGCGCACGTCGTAGACGTGGCAAATTTGCGACGCTTCGACCAGATCAGAGCCAAGCTTTGATTGGCGCCAGTCGCTTTCGCCAGGGTGATTCTTCCTGATGTAGTAGCCGGTCAGCCGGCCCTCGTCGTCGTACTCCTTGCCAAAGACGATTAACGACCCGTTGTCTTTCGACATATCAAGCCAGTCCGGCTCCAGCACCTGCAGCGTCAGGGGCGGCAAGCCCTGAAGCAGCAGCCGCTCATCAACCCGCCGCCGAATCAGGCAACTGCCGCGAACCGCAATGGTGCGGGCCACCAACGCCTGCAGGCCATAGAAGTTGAGCTTGCCGTAGAAGTCACAAGCTGTTGAGTTAGCCCAATCATTCCACAGCAAGGAATATCTTTTGTTTTTATTGACTGGCTCCCCTACAATCCCTTCACCAATCCAGTTATTTACAACCACTTTGATGGCCTTGTCCGCCCAGGCGTCAGAGTCCACCTGGTCTTGATGCCTTGAGACAATCCGCTGCAGCACTTGCCGCAGATCGGCATTAGGCCCCCTGCTGCGTTCGTACCACCCTTCGGTTCGGCGAGACTGCTTGCCTGCTTCGTAGGCGCGCAGGTTGGCCTTGTATAGCTCGGACTGGGCCACCTTTAGATCGTTCTCAAGCGTTGCCCGGCTGCGCTTTCCCATGGCTTACGCTCTCTGAAAGGTCTGGTAGATGCGCCGCACCGGCTTGGATTGGCTCGTCGTTTCCACCTCTGCGGCCATCTTCCTTTCGGTCTCCAGCATCTCCGCCAGGCTTCTGTAGGTCAGCTCTCGTCCGTCTGAAAACCTCACCTTCAGCACGCCTTCGGCGATTGCCGCGCGCAGGTCCGCGAGTTGCTGTGCTGAGTAGCTCATGGGATCAGGCTAGTCACCAGAAACTACTTGCCCGATGCTTGGCGCGTTGCTGGGCCTCGGCAGCCTGAGCCTGCGACAGCGGAGCGGATCGGCCCAGCTGCGCCTCCAGCTGATCCCACATCGTGGCGCGGTTGTAGCGGCGGGCCACCAACTGCAGGGCGGCATAGGCCATCCGGGTGCAGTCGCCGGCTTCGTCGTGCGCACCGTTTGGCAGGTGCCATTCGTACTGGGTGAAGCCCTTCACCGCCTTGGCCCTGCGCTTCCAGGGAAAGATCTCGTCTAGGAATTGATCACTGCTGCACGCGCCAAGGTGGAGATAGCCGGGGCCCGGCTGCTCATTGCGTAGCCGGCCCTGGAGGTGCGTGATGCTGGTGTCGGTGCCGACGATGTAAAGCAGCAGGCCACGCTTCTGGACCGTCTTGTTCTTCCCGTTCACGTCGATCGCTGAGCCCTTGCCGATCAGGGTCTTGCCCCTCTCGCCGTTGCCCTTCATGGGCACCCAGGCGGTGTGCCTGGTGCGGCAGAAGTTGCGAACCGCAACCGTGGCCAAGCCGCCGTCATCAATGCCGCCCCGGGCCATGCGCAGCTGCTGGCCGTCGTCGCGGCGCCAGGTGGTCGCGGCGATGTTGTCGAGCTGCTGCCACACCTCCTGCTGCTGGGGGTCGCCGTGGATCTCGAAATGGCCCAGGTGCCAACCCTCTTCGCCCTTGCCCCAGCCCCAGAAGGTCACCACCAGCCGTTCACCCAGTGAGCCGCCGCCGCCCTGCACATCCACGCCAGCGGTGATCACCAGCACGCCATTGGGCACGCTGCCGACGGGATAGCCGTTGCCGGCCTCAGCGTCCTGGCGACGCTTGGCCAGGCCCTCGGCGTTGAGCTGGTTCTCGATCTCATCGCGCCAGGGTTCGGCCGCTCGCTTGTTCACCCAGCCCTTGAGCAGCACCCGGTCAGCCTTGGCCCTTAGGAACTCATCACGGATCTCGCCCCAGCTCTTCCAGCCCAGCGGCGCATACCACCCGGGCAGGTGGAAGCCAGCCGTCATGCCATCGCCTGCAGCGGTCGGGATCCACACGCCAGCCGGCAGCATCCGCGCCTTGTGGCGCTCCTCGAATCGCTCACTGCAGTGCAGGCATTCGTAGAGCACTTCACCGTCTGGCTTGTCCCACTTGAACTGCGGCCAGATCAGAGTCTGCATTTCGCCGCAGGCGGGGCAGGGAAGGTGGAATCGGCGACGATCGGATCGTGTCTCAAACTCCTTTGTGACCCGGCAGGCTTCGGCCTCGCCCGGGGTGGAGGTGATCAGCGTCTTGCCCCGCGGAAAGTTGGCGGTTCTGCTCTCGAAGTTCTCCAGCGGGTCGCCCTTGTCGTCAAGCTCCAGGGGGTAGCTGCTCACCTCATCGGCGAAAAGGTTGGCCGCCGGCATTGACTGGGCCGACGCTGCCGAGTTGGCCCCGGTGAGCACGAAGAGCCCGCCCGGGAAGAGCTTCAGGAAGGCGCTGTTGCCGCTGTCCCTGCTGCGCGGTGGTGGGATCCGCTCGGCGATCACCGGCGTCTCGCGGCAGAACGGCTCCAGCCGTTGCCGGTTTAACCGCTTGGCCATCTCCAGGGTCGGCACCACCAGCAGGGTTGGCGCCGGCCGCCAG